CAGACTTTGAATCAAAACCTAATCCAGAAATTTGCCCTTGATTAGAACCCGCAGAAGCTAATGCTTGAATGTAGAAACCATATGTTTTGTTATTCATATAGAAACCAACGCCAGGCTTAGTTAATATGCCTGAAATATCAGAAGCAGCTTTGTCATATACAGAAGCCATATCAGTTAAGATATCAGTAGCAGCTAAAGCGTCACCGAAAGTTACTTCGCTAAAGTCTTTACACGCAGAAGCGTCAGCACCTGTTTCGTCTTGCGTTCCATCGTCAGATAAAAACCCTGTTCCGAAAGGAGAAGCACCTTGCCATATTCCGATTTCTAATTGAGCCGCAGCTTTCCCCGCAACCACCTTTAATAAGAAGTCAGAAAATTGTTGTGGAAGATTTCCGTTTCTGTCCATTCCTTGTCCTAGCCAAGTTGGAAAAACAGTTCCTCTGCAAATTTCTTCGTTAACTTTTAAGTCAGTTAAAGTTAAAACTTGCTCAGTTGAAGAAACGCTGTTTTCACTTGAGAAAGCACAAGCCGCAGCGACGATAGGATTGCTTGAAGCAATGTTATTGATAACTGCACTTTTTGTTAAACCATCTATTGTTCTAACATATCCTTTTGCAACTGTGTCAGGACTTCTCAACGCAGCAGTCACATAAGGCATTGCGTGAACACCTGCATAAGTATCTCCTGTGATAGTTATGTCAAATTCACGTCTTTTTGATAATTGAATTTTATTCGCCATTTTTTAAATTATTTATTGTTAATGTAATATGCTGTCCTCTCATCAATAGACAGTTTTTTTAAGTCAATAGTTGTATTAACATTTGATCCTTCTGGGCTGTATGTAATACCTTCCGCCGCAGGTTCGCCAGATAATTCAACTATTTTTCCTTTTAGTTCTTCTATTTGTGTCATGAGTTCGCCAATAACCTCGTTTGACATTTCTGTTTTTTCTTCAGACATTTCTTCAGTTTCTTCTTCAGCTTTTTTTCCAAACACCTTGTCCTCTAATGCAGCAACTCGATCTTTCATTTCTTCAAAAGTTTTAGCCCAATCTGTGTCTTCTGCGTCCGCCATTTCCTCTTTTGAATCTTCAATAGTTTCTTCTGATAGTTCTTCTTCCGCAGATGCTTCTTCTACATCTTCAGCTTCCTTTTCTTCACCAAGATCAAGGATTTCAGAATTTTCACCGATTGTTAATTTGTTGCCGTTTTCCATTGTATATGATCCAGCTTCTAGCGCTTCTGCATTTCCATCATCTGAAACAGCAAATACTTTTGAGCCGATCATAAATTGTTCGTCTTCAGTTGCAACGACACGTCCGTCGTCCAACTTCATTTCTGCATAGAATTTTACAGAATAAGATTTTGGTTCATTTTTCATTTTTAAGATATTTAAAATTTTTTCGATAGTTCCCATAACATTAATATATATAAAAGGATTAGTATTGTTTATTTCTCTAGCGTTTTACTGTCTTATTTTTGATAGCCGCACAGACTTTTGCAGCCGTTTCCTTATTGCCGTATTCTTTCATTTGATCACGCATACAATCATCCCATGAATACTTTAACATTGCTTTACGTTTAGCATAAGCAACATATTCTAACATCTTGTATTTTTTTTTGTATTTACGTTTTCCTGTTTCAGAATGTTCTTGTTTCATTGTAGCTGAACTATGATCTACGCAAGGCATATATAATTTAACGCCATCTACTTTATGAATATGAGAACCTGAACAACCCTTAAACATTTCAGCATATATTTCCGCTTCTTCTTTGCTTCTAAATAATGGTTCACCATCTAAACTACCAACAGGGTTTAATTCATTAGCTAAAATAATATCTTTGATTTTGCCTAGCATTACTTCGTCTGGGCAATCTTCACAAACTTCGTCTAGTATATCCATTTCTTTTGATGCTTCAATTAGTTTATCTGTGAAGTAGCCCTCGATTGAAAAGCCCCTCACTTCTTTATTTTTTATCATTTCCCAAATATCAGGATTGTTTTCCGCACTAACTTGAACAAACCAAGTTCCGACAGGCATATTAAATCCATACATATTTGATTTGTCATATTTCTTATTTTCCTTAATCCACGATTCTACGACAGTTAATCCTTGAACGGGCTCTTTATGTTCAAGCGTGTGATTATTGTTGTTTAAACTTGACATAAATAACTTCTGTGCCTGTCTAATAGTTTCTTTAGTAAAGAACACCTCGTATTCTTCGTTAGTTTCCTTATTTAAACGCGGTATACGTTTTTCTGGAATTAAAACAGCACCGATTAATTGCTTTTGTTCTTCATCTATTTTTGCAAGTGATAAAAAGTCGTTATTGAAAAAAACGAAGTTTTCTTCTATTGCGGGAAACTTAACAACTGAGATAGCGTCAACGCCAAAGTGCTGTGCTGTTTCGTCAATTATTAATTCTATAAGTTTTTTCTTTTTAGCCATATCATTTATAAATATAAAGTTCTTAATTTTGTTTATAATGTAGCTTGAATATCGAGTTCTTCCTGCAATGCCTGAGCATTGGAAATATCGTTTTCTACTACATATGCTTGAACAGGCCCGGGTTCGCCTAATGTTGGCCCTGCGACCGCTTCCATATTAGGTAACATATCACCAACTACTGCGGCTTGATCGGAAGCTGATGCGTCAGCACCACTATCAGATGCAGAAACACCACCACCTGCGCTACCGCCCTCGTCACCTGTTGACATTATTTTTCTAACATTAGCTAATCCCATAGCAATAATACCACCCGCTTGTAATGCGCCAAATATACCACCTTGCGCTAATGCTTTAGTTGCGCCAACATAAGTATCTCTAATAGCCATACCAACTTGAATTGCTTTCGATGCCTTGCTTTCTTCACCAAGTAATGCTACAACACCAGAAACGGCATTTTGCATAATTGCTTCTTTTTGTTCCTGTGTTAATTCTTCTAATTTAACTTGATTTTTTGAATCTTCTAATCTAGCTTTAGCCAACTTCTGTTGGTTCTTCATAAATTGATCTGAAGCATCATCATCAGCTTTTACTTCTTTTGCTTTTAACTCAATAATTTTTTCACTATCTTTTTTTCTTTCTGCAAGTAATTCACGTTCCATTGTGTTTACTTCTCTAGTAACTCTTAATTGCCTTTGAGTAGAAGAAGTTTGTAAATCAATTAATCTTGCTCTTTCATTAGCTAAGTTTTGCATATCTTCTTCAGAAGATTTACCAAGATCAATTATTTGCTGTAAGGCATCAACTTTTTTCTGTTGTGTATCTAACTCCATTTGCGCCACTCTTTGCTCTTCTGCAACGGCTCTTTTTAATGCAACTAATCTTTCTTCTATTGTTCTAGTTTCATCTTCTGCTAAAAGTCTTGATTCTGCTATTATCTTATTTGCTTTTGCTCTTTCAATAACCATTTCCCTTTCTTCATCTCTAACTTTTTGCAATGCAATTGTTAATTCATCTACTGCTTTTGTTTCTTCTTTTATTTCTGCTGTTGTTCCTGTAAACGCATCTTTAAATGCTTTGAAAGGGTTTTTTAATGCAATTAAGGATTTAATAAAATCTTCTGCTCTATCTCTTATTACATCAAATGCTGCGCTTAATCTAGCAGATACTCTTTCAAATTGTCTTGCTGTTTCTATATTTCCACTAAATATGTCTTTTAACTTAACAAACGCCGCAACAATTAATCCAATACCAAGTGCTTTAAATGCAATCCCTAATTTACTAACACCTGATTTCATTTTACCAAAAGCACTTTGCGACCCTGATGCAGCTTTAGATGTATCTTTTACACCTTGCTTTAATTTATCAACTTGCTTGATTCCGTCTCCTGCATCAACGTTTATTTTTATGTTTTTTTCTACCGCCATATTATTCTTATTATCTGTTTAAACATTCTTGTAAAACTTGTATGGTATTCCTGCATTCCATAGACAAAATCTAATTTCTTGTCTTTGTAATCTACCAATTGTAAATGATCAATGCTTGGAATAATTAAATCCGCTGTTGTTTTTATGTATCTTTTTAATTCCATATTAATAAATCTAAATTTTCAAATAATATATAATCACCGTTTTGGTATAAAGCAAAATTCTCATCATAGCCAAGTATAAAATAAGGTATTCTGTTTATATCCAATTCAACGCTTAGTTCCCATATTCTCTTAGTATCTGTTTCGCTATCATCTAAACCAAAGCGTAAAATTCCATTATTCATATCTATATATAATGAACAACTAAGCGGAATAGCTCCCTCACGTATTCTGAATTCATTTACGCCACCCGCTGTTCCTAATTGCGTTGAACCCTCTATTGTGTGTTTAAATGATGTGTGATATGCAAACGCTTCCGTTGTTCCTAAAACATAAGTTGCACTTGTTCCGCCTATCACAGTAACAACCCCTTTTACTCTAATAACGCAATTAGTGTTTGTAGGTATCTTTAAGGGTTTACTATATTCTGATCCCTCTACATAGGCATAACCTCTTGTGTCGCCAACCGTATGGCCTGTTAAAACAAATTTATGGGATTCACCTTGTAACTGTGGAATTGTTTTCCTTTTACTTTTATATTTGATCATCATATCATCACCAAAAGAAGGCATGATATTTCTACTATATTTGTTATTGTCAATACCTCTTATAAATGGTTTATTCAATCCGCCTAATGTATCGGACATGACGCTTCTTAATGTTCCAAGTCCTAATATACTGGTTAGCTTAATTTGATCTTGAACAACCAATGGTAAACTTCCTGCTAATAAGCATGGATATAAACCTTGATCCTCGTATGCGGTTGCTTGTAAAAAAGGTTCACCGCCTTGACATTCGCAACAGGTTGGTTGTGTATAAATACTTAAAGGTAGTGTTGGTGTGCAATTTGGCGTTCCTTCTGGACACCATATATAACCTGTATCTTCATATATGTTTGATCCATTGAGATAGCCGGGAACATAATCACAATCTGCGCAATTGTTTAACTGATCTATGACTTTTAGCAATTTGACTTTTGTCGACACCTTTCCACCAACTTGATAATTAGATATATCTAAGATTCGCCAATAAGTCTCTTTTATAAAAATCTCATCATTGAATTTAAAATTAAAAATATCCACTTCATTAAGGTCAAGGTGACATTCCATGATCCTTGCATCTGTGCTATATATATTATCTAAATAAGGTTTCCAATAAAGACCGTATAATGTATTAGAACCCCAAGTTCCATTTCCTGCATTATAGTTAAATATATCTGATTGTGTTATTGGTGGATGTGACCACCAATATAAACTTTTATTTGTTGGCCCTAATGTATATGAGTCTGATGAAGGCGTGATATCATATGGTGTGCAAACAGGATATGTATTAAAACTAACCGTATTAATTGCTTGACCAGCAACAGGTTGGTAGTGCATATTGTAGGTTATAGCATTATCAGCATCGTCTCTAACTGTTGTTGCTGTTCCATTATACCAAAATAATTTCGGTTTTGTTTCCGAACTTGTGACAGGTATTTTTTCGCCATCTTCATTTGTGTTATAGCTTAACTCATATTGAACAACCATGTTTTTCGGATAGGGCTGTAACCATTGCTCCTCACTTACATAAACCCGCTGATTTATGTATGGGCTAAAAATAGGATTGTTTGTTAATTCGCCAGATGCAAATTGATTGTTTGTAACCTCAATCTTAGCATGACCATAGACATTAATGTTTGGATATTTTTCTTTGAATGATTTATTTGCAACGTCCTCATCTTCTAAGTCAGTTAGTAAAACACTCTTTTTTTGCATAGAGGTTGTATCTCTAACAATTATTTCTTTTGATGTGTCTAATTTTTTAGTCCAATCCTTCATGCTACTAGTAGCCAAATAATCATTATAAGGTTCTATAATTAAGTTGGACGAGTCGTCTGGATCAGATAAAACAACTAAATTGAAACGCTGAATAATATCTTTTAAAAAGTCTTTTTGCGTTATATCTGGATCAATACACATAGGCATATTGACTATTGCATCATAAATTCCAAGCGAATAATTATCCCAAGTTACAGATATTTGACTATCATATTGTGTTCCGTTACAACTTATTGTGCTTCCTGCATTATTACCAATAGTCATAGCCGCTGTAAATTCACCTGAAATTCTTTGCACATTATATATCCTGATCATTACTCGACATGAAAAATTTAAAGGCATATCGGATATATCAAAAGAGTGAGGATAGTTAAGATTTGAGTTACCTATTGGAATACCAATAATTTGATCCCATACCTGATCTGTTATTGGCGTGTTGGTGGTTGCATCCCATCCCTCTAACCAAACATCCATTAACATATCCCCATCATTGCAACCTTCTACGTGATTATGATATATTCTATGCTTGGCAAACATCGATGTTTGTGTCGGATGGTTTTTTGTAAAATAATCATATGTCGTATTCCATTGGCTTTGCTCGTCATAACAAGCCGAATTAGCCGGCATCACTATTGGTCCTAGCTCCACACATTCTGGTGAACCGCCGGGAGCTGGAAATGAGCTTGTAGAATATATTCCCCAAGAACTTGAATTACCAACCCACATATTACCAGAAAAATCTTCGCTATCATTTGTAGTCGGCAATGTGCTTTCGCCTAAATGTGTTCCTGTCGTCATAAAGATTTTACCGAAATAATCACCATCAATAAAACTTGATGTATAAGAAAATCCCGCCCTTGCAAAAATCAGTTTTAATAATGTCCTTATTTGTATTGAAGGTCTAAATTGTAGAAAAGATACCATATAAGGAAACGCATCAGCAACGCCATAATTGACTATGTCTGATGATGTCATATCCAAAAATTGATTACTATCTTGTTCCCAATAAAACTCTGGTTGCGTTACAGACATTGGATACATAATCTTTTGAACGTCAGCGTCTGTGTCTCTTAATGATGTTCCAGCCGCATTTACAAAAGCACTACTACTACCATTCCATGAATTTTCTAATTGTGTCTCATTGTATTGGTGATTAAATTCTTCGCTGTATGATCCATCGTCATTCTTTAATGTGTCTCGCAATTTCTTTTCACCTATCACGCTAAATAGATCAGAGGTATTAGACATTAATACAACTTCGTAAACTTGCGCTTTTTGATACACGCCCTTTAATTGTAATGATCCTTCAAATTGAGGAACACTACCAACATATAACGTAGCATTGAATTTTGTTCTTGTATTATATACTAATGTTTCGATGTTTACATTATACCAATCCTGAAAGAACTGATGGTTGTTGTCTGTAAATGGTAGCTTGAATGTTTGACTATAGCTACCCTTCCTAGAATCTGGTTCTTTAATATCTGAAAACTGAAAGTTCAGCGCAATGCTCGGTTCTTCCTGTAGGTCTAATTGATAGGTGCTATCAGCTGTATCAGACGTTGTTGCTGGTCTATATGCTACTAATCTTATTTTCATTAACTATTGGTATTAACAGGATTTGCGTATTCTATTTGTATTGTGTATCGAATTAGTTTATCATTGGCCACAGTCTTTTTTACAATAGATGAATCTGTAATCATAACGCCCTGCGTAAATTCTGTATCTTCATTTTCAACAATATAAACGTCTGTTGACATAATTAATTTTTCTAATAGATATGCCTGATCTTCTGTAATCCAATCTGTGTTTAATGTTTCTTTTAAAACCGCTGTTACCTGTCTTGATTTTTTGCCCCGCATAGTATTGTTATAATACCATTTAGAAGCATTAAAACGCCCTATAATGCTACTGTAGTTGTTTCTATTTACTTCTATTGTTTGAGTAGATTTCTTTCGGAAATTGAAATAATCATAACAACCTAAGCTATTACGCCATGCTAATCTTCTAATTTTAAACCCTTTGCAACTCGCGCCTTCTCTTATGAAATAGTAGTCTGCTGTTCTCGCTACGTTTGAATTGTTTGTTCCCCAAACTTGATAATACGCCCAGCCATCATTTCCCGCCGCTGATGGTTTTGCATTTTGAAAAATCGATACCGCTTGACCCTCTAAATTTCCCGGCCCACAACCAAAATAGATTAGATATTCTTTGTCCTCATTTGCTGATGCAGGAGCCATACCGCCATACGTGTCGGTATTATTTATAGAATCAATGTTTAAAGCACCACCATCTGCATCAAAAAATTTAACCCAAATTTTATTAATCTCGCTATCCCAATCGTCATGATTTAAAAATGCTAATGTGTGATAATCACCAACATCGGTTGTGTCGTTCCATTGAACATAGTTAATATATCCTGTAACACCATATGTTGGATCAGTAGTTATTCCAACATCACTTAAAAATTGGTCACTTGATCCGCTACCTTGATACGGTTGGAATTCGTCACCTTGTATATAACTTGAATTGACTGTTCCGCCTATCACACTTCTTTGTGTAAATAAAGGCAATGACGCAGCAATGTATGTTTTTATGTTAGTAATGCTTTCTGTTGCATCTTCTGAGGGGATTGCGTCTAATGCACTACTATATTGTTGATATGCTTTTATGTATATAGTTTGAACTTGTGTTTTATCAATTCTACTATCACCATTCACGCTGAAGGGTTTTAGATTAACATTATCACCATCAGCATCAACGCCAGAATTTGCACCTACTTTATGTATTGTTTCAAATGGAATACCGATTTGGTTTTGATCGAATACGGTATCTACTATTTGAGTGTTAATAATATCTCTTAAATCAAAAAATGCTCTAGCTCTTTGCGTTGCACCACTATTATCTGGGCCGTAGCCGTTTCGTCTTTGTTTTATTTTAGCTATTAATGTTCCTGATCCATCAATTAGTTTAACTTCCATTACGAGCCTAAAATAATAAAGACCAGATATATCGTCCTGATAAATCATATATCCTAGCATAGGATTCCAATTTGTGATTGCAGGAACTTTACTTGATGTTGCCGAATTTGGTGATTGAACTATTGATATACTTCCTAAACTCATAATTTATTCTTTTACTATTTTATCCATTGCTAATTCTAAATCATCAGCAAATGCTTTTACTATTTCGTCTGATTCTTTGTTTAATTGCTGTGTAAAGGGTTTACTAAAAAATTGTGTTCTCTCTAATCCTCTTTGATATATTGATCTTTGAATTAAAAACGCCAAGCTCTTTCGTGGAATAAATTTTCCGCTTTTATCCCTCGCGGCCTGTAATGGTTTTCTAACTATCCATCTGTCTATTGCACTTCTGGGCGGCATTTTAGTAGAGAATTTAAAAGGGCTTCCCTGTCCTCTCATTTTACCGCTTCCTTTAAAACCACCTGCGCCTTTAACACCTTCATCAACAAACGCCCAATAATCCTGTGCGCCACCAAATTCAAATTCTAATGTAACCGCCGAATCTGATGCTGTTACCAAGTAATCAAAATCATTATATAGCGTATTGCTACTAGTAGTTTTTTTCTTCCTTTTAAGAATAGACCTTCCTTCCTTGACTACATTTGCGCCAAGTTTCTGCATAGCTTGTATGGTATTATCAAACTGCATTAGCTATTAGCGAGTATTGGAACAATACATAGATTGTTTTGATTAGGAACTTGAATACTTAAATTTGCAGCCCACCCTGTTAGTGTATTGTCAAATCTGGCTGTAAATGGTTCTGCGTTTACAGGTAAACTTAAAACAACATCATTATCAACCCAAGATGTAGAATAAAGGTTTTGATGGAACTCATTAATAACGTCTTGAATTATATTTAATGTTTGTGAATATGTATCTACTCTACCAATGCGCTGTCTGTTTGGATCAGAGCCAATTTCTTCGTTTACCATATCCATTACATAAATAGAAAAATTATAAGTTAAAACGCCCTTGTCAACAACAACTGTTCCCGGTTCTGCATATAATATAATGTAATCAGTAGCACCAAGCTTGTTTAAATCAACCTCATCTAATTGACCTGAATGAAAGCTTTTTATCTGATAATGTTTTGATGCAATGGTTTCAAAATATCCTATTACGGTTCTAAAACTAATCATAATTGTTTCTTTGTTTATTGTTATGATCTTGCGTATATGCTAAATATGTTAGCGTTTGCAAAATCGGTAATTTAGTAATTTTATCAATGTCAAGTATTGAGTTTGATAAACTATACAATACATTATACCAACCCCATTTGCTCTGCATACTTACGCCTTTTGTTGTTTCATTTCCTGTTTGCTCAAAAAGCTGCGCGAAGTCTTCACTAATTGTTCGCCTAAATTCAAAAAAAAACCTAAGCTACTCAATGCTATATCCATAGGACAATCCTTAAACAGTTCTTCTTTAAATTGATCTGGATTGTATGGTTCAATAGTATATCTTTCGTTTCTCTGGAATGTGACCTTCCTGTATAGGATAGACATAATAGTATGTAGATTCTCAATAGGTTTTTTACAATATGTTTCCAGATCAATATATTCACCTGTTGTTACGTTAGACAGATTAGGGCAAAATCCATATTTTTCATTTTTGAACATAAATGTTTTCCTAAATTTTTCTTTGTCTGGTTCTGTGTCAATCATTTTTTTAATTGTTGCTATTATCTCTAATAGGTCTTTATACGCCATCTTTTTAACTATAAAAGGACTAACATTACATAATAACGCTAAACTCTTTATAACCTTGTTTTTCTCGCTTCCCTTGCCTTCCTGTATTTCTACATATTTTTGATAGGTTTCTATTGTTATGTCAGACCACCTATCTGGGATTGTTAATTTAACCTCTTTCATTACTAATAAATATAAATTGTTACTATTTGTTTTTACGATATATAATACTTCCCAGAATAAGACACCATCAACTTATTTAATGCAACATATCTAACTGCATCAACTGCATGGTTAAAAGCATCTATTGGTTTGTTTGTTATTTCGTTATTCTTATTTTTTATCCACTTATAGTTTCTAAATTCTTTTATTGCGTTAACGCTTCGCTTAGTGATATTCAGCTTATGCCTTTTTAGAACGTCTATTCCAATACGAATAGAATCAGCACCCTTTTTTGCGGGTTTGATATTAATACCGCCCATTCTAAAGATTTCTTCTATTGACTTCGGCTCTGCGCTGTCTGCATAAATCTCTATGCTTCTATCAATCCCTAAGTCCTTGATCTTGTGTGCAATATCTTG